TATCTTAAAAAAGATCAAGAAATTGTTTTAGTTGACAGTGAAGTTGATGATGTAATCAATTTTATGTTCTCTAAAAAAGACATCAGAAAATATTTGGAAAATAATACAATAGATTTTCCAAAACATTTTACTGATTATGAAAGAGCTATTGATGTAATTGAGGGATTACTTCAAGGCACTTCAAGAGATGTTTCAAACATGAACGCAAAAATTGAAACATATTTTAATGAGTAAATAAATTTAAGGCGATCTGAAATATGGTCGCCTTATTTTTTTTTACCACACTTACACTTTTTGTTTCTTTTACTAAAATTAGTAAAGTCCATAGTTAGAACATCATTAATCTTTTGATTTAAGTTATCTATCCAACCAAAAAATTTATATATAATTTTATCTAGCATCTCCATCTTCTTCTTGCTTGTCTTAATCTTGAGTTAGGATCTTTAGCAGCTTTAGGAAATCTTTTCATTTGACCTGCTGATCTTGCACAATAAGATTTACGTCTAGCTTTTTCTCTTGCTGTCAATCCACTTTTCTTTGTTACAGCAGTTTTAAGTTTTGATCCAGGATTTTCTCTTCGGTATCTTGCAACACCAGCTTTGGTCATACCTGCACCAGACTTAGTGGACCTAAAATATTTTTTAGTTTTTGGTGGTTGTTTATCTCTTCTTCTCATTGTTCAATCTTAACTATTTTTTTTTGACCCATGTATATTTCAGTTACAGCATTTACTTTCTTACATTCAAATCTAACAGATTGTGGATTAACTTCACGAATAGCAACACGCTTTGATTTTAAGCATTTGCTTAAAGTTTCTTTGTATGTATGCTCAACCATATCGTTATTTAGATACATTATTAGAGCTATAACCATTTCCATTTTCTCTTACCTTATCCTTTAATTTTTCTACATCTTCACGCAATCTTTCAATATCTTTCATCATTCTTGAGATATTTACTCCATTGTGCATCATTTCATCTACACGCACTATAGTCTTTTCTAAGTCAGATGCTAGTGATTCTTGTATTAAAAATTGTTCTTGGTCCACAGGTTTTTGATCTGACGCTTTGAGCAAATCAGATTGCATAAGCTCACGACTTGTCTCTAGCGAGGTAAGTCTTGCCTCCAATTCGGTGAATGCGAATATACCTAAACTAACTGCTACGATAATACCAATCATATTTTTGATTGGCATTGCAACAGATGTATTCTCACTAACTTTCATTACATACCACCTCTGTTCTTACGTTTGTAAGATCGTTTCTTATGCTTGTTCATACTACTCATTTTTGGTCGTCTGCCAATGCTAGTTTTTTTTGGTATTCTTTCGTGAGGAGCTTTGTTTATATCGAACTTTACTCTTGCCATACTTGCCTTTTTGCTGTGATAGATGTGTTATTTTTCTACCATATTGTTGTACGAATATTTTTTTAACCATACTTCTTTCTGTGTTAATCCTTGTTCATCCTCTGTTAATTTTAATCTGTGATCTATTTTATTTATATCTATCTTTTCAACTAAAGCATATCTATAAATTTTATTATTATTATTTTTCCATTGAAAATGTAAAAGATACTTAGGTTCATCATAATTACCTAATAAACCAGGATCAAAATCTGCTATGGTCATTTTCGCTTAATCAAATCAGTAGCTTTCAATCCATATACAGAAGCTATGACCCCTACAAAAATTGTTTGATACCAAAAAGGTAAGTTAGAAAAATACTCAAAAAATAACTGCATCTTTTCCATGTGTTCTGGATTGTCTGACCATACTGCAAAACCTAGCATCACGATAGGGATTGACAACAGGATCAAAATAAATTCGTCTTTCCAATCTGAGTTTCTGCTTTCTAATAATTTACCTTGATACTCTGCCTCACCCTTTGCCATCTTTTCTGCATGGTGCATTTGAGCATCTGCCATAAGCATTTTAGTTTTTTGTTTATTTTTATAAATATGAGAACCTGCTTGAACAGCTAGTTTAATTGCACTTAACCACATTATCCTGCTACCTTTCCATCTTTCCACTTCATATCTGGTAGACCATTGTCAAATTTTTTACCATCATAAGTGAGAACTTGTTTTCTATTAGATCCTTTTTCATTATAAGATACATGAACCCAACCACCAGCAGGATCATCTGGATTATAAAACTCTAATATTAATTGATCAAAGTCTACATTGTTTTGAATCCAATATGCAGTTTGAATATTAGGTACACCAGCGATCTCAAAGTCTACTGCTTGACCCTTTGCGTGTTGTGAAGTTTTCTTTGAACCAATAGCTTCGCATAATGCTTCTGATCTATAACCTGATGTAATAGTTATAGGTTTTTCAAACTTAGCTCTTACTGGTTCTAGTATTTCATAACAAACATTCTCAAGGTTTTTAATATCACCAGCTCCAGGTGTATTGTCTATACCTTTACGAGTTGCTGTCATTGACTTTGTAAATTCTTCTAGTTTAAAATGTTTAGATAGTTGCATAGATTATTTTTACCTTTAGTTTCTTTTGTTCATTAGTCGTTTGACGATTGATAAGAGATCCTTTAGCATTTCTCTTATACCCATCACTAGGGATGTAATCTTTTTTTCTAAAATTTTTCGTTTTGACATCATACGCAGTATACTCTCCTGTAGTCATATTTAAAGTAACAATATCTATAGGTCCAAGTCCTCCAAGTGGTGTAAATACAAGTATATTGGGGTCTTTAGCAAAGTCAAGCTGTGCTGAAAGCTCATTAACCAAACCAGTAACTGCTTTTTTACGTCTAGCCATTCCATTTTATGACACCAACAATAGCTGCAATTAATCCTGCTAAAAATATTAATACGTTTACAGCTCCCTTTCCCTTGTTCATATCTTGTCTTAAATCTTTTATATCTTTACGCATCTCATCTATTGCTTTGAATAATGTTTTCATTCTCTCTGCACAGATAGCTTCATGCTTTGATAATCTCATGCCTGTCATCTGATCAGTTAATTGTTTTGCTGTCATAGTTTTTTTTCTAGGCATCTTCTTCCTTTAAATTTTTTTCTATGCAACCAAATCTTACATAGAGTTTATCTTTTTCAACTAGTTCTCTATCCATTTTTTTTATTGCAGAACCAGCGATACTATAACCGCTTATACCACAATCATAAAAAGTTCCAAACTGAATAGCAGGTTTATATGCCTCTTGGCAAGTTCCTGATAAAGCTGAACATATCTGCATAATTATAACAAATTTCATAATATTTAATTATAGTTAAGCAAGTGAGTATGTGGTGTGGAGGTAATACCCACTTGCAGATGATTTATAACATTTTAGGGTTATAAAATCAATTCAGTTAAACTACTATTTAAACCTATTGTACCTTTGTAAAAAGTATTAAAAGCTAAACTTATTCTAGTATTATTTCCTTTTTTAGTTTCTACTTGATGTGTTGTTGATGATGGAAACATAACTAATTGACCTGTTTGTAATGGAAACCACCATGTATAAGAGTTCCAAATATTAAATTGATCTACTTCTGGTTTTATTTGTTGATAACCTCTTGGATTTGAAAATGTTATTTTATCATTTTCTTTATCGCAATTAAAATATAATACACCAGAAATAATTGAATTAGGGTGTTCGTGTCTATGATGATATTGATTTTCTACTGTATAGTTTAACCAAGATTGAGTGATATAAAGTTCAATATTATTTTTTGGAGATATAATTCTTTTTAAATAATCTTTACAACATTGATCTAAAAATTTTTTAATGTTTTTAAATTCTTTCCTATTTAATATGTAATTATCTTTAGTATTAATATTGCCTACATTATTAACACAATGTTTTTTCTGATCTTTAACAAATTTTAATTCTTGTTTTGTAAATGGTCTATCTATACTGTTCATATAGATAGGTGTTGGAAATAAATTTTGAATTGTAGGTTCTTTCATTAATAACACCAAGACACAAAAGAGTATCTTGTTCCTTTCTTTACTGGTTTAACTAAATGTGGATATAAAAATATAGATGGAAATATAATTAAATCTCCAGCTTTAAATTTGATTTCATAATCATCAAACATTATAAACTCTCCACCCTCATAATCATCATTTAAAACACCTACAATGCTTAATATTGGAATACCTCTTATATCTCCTGTAAATAAACTATTAATATGATCACAATGTTTAGACATAATTTGATTTTTATTATATCTATTAAATCTTATTTTACTAAAACCTTTCCAACCATTAAATGTATCTCCACCTAATTTTTCTATTACAATGTATTTTTCTAATCCTTTCCAAGTTAAATCATATAACTGTTTTAAATAAGTTAAATTATTTCCATAACAAACATCAAGTTCTTTATCTGCATTTTTTGATTTTTTTTCAAATGTTTTTGGATTTGTATAAAAATGTCTTTGCCAAGTATTATTATCAGATAATTCTTTTATAGATTGATCTATAATATTTTGAGGAATCCATTTATCTAAATGTAATATATAATCTTTTAAGTTCACACCACTAATTTATTTTATTCTAAATCCCAAGTTTGAGTTTCTTCATTCCATTTATAGTGATTATTATTATCAATTTGTTCTTGCGTCAATTCTGGTTTAGGAATTGGTGCTTCCCATAAACAAGTTGTTTCATTTAATGTCCAAGAATTGTGAGGTTTTGGGGAAATAAAAGCATCTCTAGTTTGGTCATATTTCCAACCTTTACCAGCAAAATTTTTTCTTATATTTCCATTATAAGATGTTTGTTTCCAAACTGCTCTATCTCCATATAAGTTTTGTAAAAACTCAACACCAGCTTGTTCTGTTGTTGCAATATCATTAGATACTACTTCAACTCTTTCAACTATATTTCCTACTCCTAATTTTGCAAAATGTGCCATTATCCTGTGTAACTCCCTGAACCTGTAAATGTTATAATTGTATCTGATCCATCTGTTGTAACAGTTGGAGAACCTGTTGTTGTACCAGAATAATTTGCTGTTGGCATTCTTAAAATAACAACACCACTTCCACCTGATGACCCATTTCCAGGTGAACCCCCATCTCCACCTCCACCACCACCGCCTGTGTTAGCAGTTCCATTTTGTTGATTATTACCACTTGGAGAAGAAGAAGAATCTCCACCTCCACCTGTTCCTCCAGGATCAGCACCTGCTGGTGATTGTTGAAAGCCTCCACCTCCACCACCTCTTGAAACTGCACTTCCTGTTATTGAAGAAGATAAACCATCTCCTCCATGTCCAACACCATCAGTATCTCCAGCTTCTCCAGCACCTCCGCCACCTGACATTTGATAAGCTGGTGCTTCTCCATTACTGGTACTACCACCATCAAAACCTTGATTCGCAGTTCCGCTTCCAGCAGTTCCACTATATGCTTTACCACCACCAGAACCTCCATCTGATGCAATACCTCTATTAGGAGTTGGTGCATTTCCACCTGCACCACCTCCACCTGTTGATGTTATTGTTGTAATATCAGAACCAGAAATAGAAGAATTATTTCCACTATCAGGTAGACCTGGAGAAGTAGGTGCTGAACCACCAGCACCAACTGTAATTGTATAAGCTGTTCCAGGAGATAAACTTAAACTTGTTTCGGAAGAACCTCCTCCACCAGAAGATTCTGTTGAATAAGAATTTCTATAACCTCCAGCTCCTCCACCACCACCTCTATCAAATCCCCCAGCACCTCCACCAGCAATAACTAAAAAATCTACTGTGTAAGTTTGTGGAGTTTCCATAGTTACATCATCATCTGAAGTTGGAATCCAACCTTGTGTTGAACCAGAATAAACTATTCTTATTGATTGACCATCAACATCATAAACAGGTTTTGGAGATGTATTACCTTGAAATTTATTTGAACCTTGATCTAAAGTTAAATTAGCTGTTGCAAAATTTCTTCTTGAATCTACAAATTCTATAGTATCTCCAACAGATGGAGAAGTTGGTAAATCAATTTCAAAAGCACCACCAGTAGTATTTACAAAGTAACCCTCTCCAGCTACTGCTGTAAAGTTTGCAGTTTTTTCTGCTGATTGCCAATCAGTTCCACCACTTACTGCTGAGAAACTTAGATTACCAGAACCATCTGTTTTTAAAAATTGATCTGCTGAACCATCTGCTGCTGGAAAAGTTAAATTGTCTATCGTTACTTGTCCACTTCCTTTTGGTTGTATTGATACGCCTATATTAGTATCTCCACCAGATGCAGTAATTGTTGGTTTGTTTCCTGTAGCAGCATTTGCTAATGTAAGTTCATTAACTGCTGAACTTGTTGCTGTTAAATTTAATAATTCATTACCATTAGTATCACTTATTTTTGTACCTATTTTAGGTGATGTTAAAGTTTTATTTGTTAAAGTTTCTACTCCAGTTAAAGTTGCAAAACCAGTTGTGCTTACAGCTACATTTTCCCATGCACTTCCACTATAAACACGCATAATATTTGATGAAGTATTGTAATAAAGCATACCTGCTGCTAGAGCATCACCATCATTATCTGTAGTTGGATCAGATGATTTAGAACCTAAATAAACATCATCAAAAGCATCAGCAGAGTTAGCGGCATCTGTTGCACTTGCGGCAGCGGCAGTAGCAGAAGAAGCAGCGTTTGATGCAGAAGTCGAAGCATTGGATGCTTGTGTAGAAGCTGTTGTCGCAGAACTCGCTGCGGCAGTTGCTGAACTAGCTGCTGCGGTAGCTGATGTTGCAGCATTAGTAGCTGATGTTGTAGCTGAAGCTGCGTCTACCAATAAATCCCATTTAGCTGAATCAGTATTTGTTGTTAAAGGTTGTGAGCCAGAAGATGTGTGAGCTGTATTACAAATAAAAATATTATTTGTAGATGTATCTTTTACAATATCTCTAGCGTTGTAATCTCTACTAGCAGACCAATTTCCAACAAATGTTCCTAGTTCTTGTGTAACACTAATCTCACCACTACCATCAAATGCTAAAATTTTATTTGCTCTATCTGATGCACCTACACTAAACTCTGTAGATGTCATAGTATTAGTTCTTGATAATTTAATTGCTCTATCTAACTCTTCTTGAACTTGTTGAGTTGTCATAGTTGCACGATCCAAACCCTCTTCATGAGATTCCGCAGGGAATGGATCATTAGCGATATAATCTATCGCTTGAGTTTGCGGAACAGCTCTT